AGCTGGTTAGAGCATAGCATTCATAATGCTGGGGTCCGGGGTTCAAGTCCCTGCGTAGCCACCAAACAAAACAAGGGTTTACCGAAAGGTAAGCCCTTTTTTGTTTGCGCCAGTGACTACAAAGTGACTACACCTCGACTACCGATCAAGGATGAAGGCGATGGACGAAGCGGATATCCGGTCACTGATCGATGAATCAACGAGCCTTCACTCCTTTTTTCAACAGACGCTTGTAAGTGCCGATCTGTTGGAGTGCGACGACATGCCTGCGATTGCGTTATCTCTCTTAGCCCTGGGCCACGGGTTGAGCGTACTGACGCTGATTTCCAACGGCATGCATCCCTCAGCCTTTAGCTTGATTAGGCTCCAATTTGAGGCGTTGGTCAGGTCGATGTGGGCGTTGCACTGCGCTACCGAAACCCAGCTTGATAAGTTAACTGCAGTTCCTTCACCGGAGAGCCTGCAAGCGGGAAGAAGTCTTCCTGGCATCAGCGAAATGCTGAATGCTTTAGCGAAAAGTGAAACAGTGCACCCTTCAGCAAAAGAAATGCTGGAAAGCTTTAGAGAAACGCTTATGCCTGAGCTGAACTCTTTTATACACTCAGGAATATTGCCGTTTCAGCTGCTGATTTCGGGTGTACCGCCAAGCCTGCAAGCAATAGGGATAAAGAACTGCAATGCAATCAGCAGTATGACCGCAATGCACCTAGCGCTGATTTCAGGCGACAAAAACGCCATTGGCACAATTAGCAAAAGCCAAAACCGCTTTGCAAATTGCCTCCCACCATTGCTTCAACGCAAATAGCTCGACTGAGTAAGTGGGGACAGTCTGACTGCAGACTGTAGGTGGTCAGGTGATAGATGTGCATAGCGCATGGTCATCGCGATGGTTGAGTGCCCCAATATCCGTTGCAAGCTGAGAATATCCCCTCCCCCCATCATGTAATGACTGGCGAACGTGTGCCGAAGGATATGGGTTAGCTGACCCGGCGTATGGAAACCACAGCGCTGGTACGCACTACGGAACGCAGCTCTGCAAGGCATGAATAGCCGGCCAGATCCTGGCATCGCAACCGATAGCGCAGCCTCCTCAACTTCCTTTGGAATCGGCACAGACCGGGACTTTCCGTTCTTCGTCCTGTGAAAGTGCGCCTTGCCTGCGAACAGACCAGCACGATTCAGGCTTTCAGCTTCATCCCAACGGGCACCAGTGGCCAAGCAAATCAGAGCAACCGGGTAGGTATGGTTGTTGGTCGACTTGCGGCACTGATCGAGCAGCAGGCCGACTTGATCCAGGGTCAGAAAGGTCAGCTCGCTCTGGTCAGTTCTGATCTGACGGATATTGGCCAGCGGGTTGACGCCATGCCACGCGCCAAGGCGAAGCAGCTCGGAGAATACAGAGGATAGGTAGCGCTGCTCATGGTTGACAGTATGAGGCGACACGTCCTTCAAACGAGCCTGCCGATAACGGGCCCATGCAAGTGCATCGAACTGAGACACCAGCGGATCGCCGAGACGAGCAGCGATCGCCAGGGTGCGAGAAAGACGGCCCTTCACATCCTTCAAGGTACTGCCGTGCAACGAATGCCACAGATTGATTAGATCAGTGAGGCGATCATCTGATGGTCTGCAGGTCTGTTCCAGGGAGGCGAAATAGTTGGACTCGTAGCGCTGCGCGGCAGTCTTGGTCTTGAAGCCTTTCTTACGAATACGACGCCCTGCCCTGCCATTCTCATAGAAATCAGCTGTCCAGGTTGAACCGTCCTTGCGTGCCGTCATACCGCCCTTCCCCAGCGGACATGGCGCTCCTGCAGGAGGTCTTTGATGTGCTTGTACAGATCCTGCTGGTTCATATCCTTGGCGGCGTAGTGATCACGGATGACCGGCCAGCAGTCCCATTGCTGGAGGGTCTTAAACGCCTTTTTTGCGCCCACCTTTTCCCTTGCCAGCAGGCTGATGAAGTTGCCCAGGAACAACTCCACGTTCTTACCGGAGAAGCCACGCGAGGTCTTGTAGTAGCGCTTGTACTCGGTGTCATCGAGCAGCGAATCAACGGGAAGATCGACGCGCACATCATCGCGGATCAACGTCCAGATCGGGTCAAAATAGGCGGGACGTGCCAGGAGCTTGAATTGCCCCAAACCATAGCGCCACAAGCCGTCCAGATGGCCAGCGAAGGCAGCAAAGGAGCTGGTATCAATCAGGGCACCGGTTCTCAGGTCGATTGAGCCGCTGGCGAACTGCTGGATGACCGAATGGTGATAGCGCAGCTCTACGCGCCATACATCGGCGTCCGGGTCGTAGTTGTCCGGGTCTTGCGTATCGAAGCTGTCGCGGCGCTTCCAGACGCTTTCCCAGTAGTCGAGCTTGTCGGTAGCGCGGGCCTGTTCAGTCTTGTTGTAGATACAGAGCTGCACGCCACTGGCAGAGCCGAACATGGAGGTCTCGCCGCGACCGTAGGTGCTGGATTTGGTAGCCCAGTTGATTTCATTGATGCCCGAGATATCGCGCTGTGTGCGTGCACGACAGTGCATGCGAGCGACCAGATCAACAGGCGGTTGCCAACCTTGCAGATCCAGGGCGAGGTGCACAGCACACTGATTGATTTCACGGTGGCTCAGGACTGCTGCCGCGTAGTAATCCATGTGTTCCTGCAGGCGCTCAGGTGAAAGGGCGTCAATCGCGTGAGGCGAGACTTCGATTTTCAGGTGCGGGCCGATGGCGTCGATTTTGGCATTGAAGTTCTTAATCAGCAGGATGATGCCGAGGTCGGCATTCTGGAGCTTGTACTGGTAACCAGAGTCCTTGCTGACACGGCCCGAATGCCAAATCTGGTCAGCGAACTCGACCATGGCGCCGGGTTTCTCAAACAGGCTCATTACGTCAGGTCGGATCATGCCCCGGTACAACTGGCGCACGGTATCGACGCCACAGCGGAGCAAGCGGACGCCCGACAGATCCACGAAACCCGAACAGGCGGGGTCTACGAAAAGCCGACTGTTCTGATTGACCAGACCAGTTTCGATATCAATCCGGGTGAAGTCTTTTGGCTTGCTCATTTATGTATCACTCTGGCTTTGTCTGGTTGGCGAACTTCGTTTATCTGACGTGTTACAGGGACGTCGCCGAAGGCGCGGGCCTCGCTCGCGCCTTCGCTCTGAACTGAACCTCTCCGGCGCTCGCTCGTTAGCGCCACGGCCGACTTGCGTATTCACCATCGGGCACCACATTCACGTTCTGACGAGCAGGTGTGAGGCTTCCTGCCATGGCTGGCTGTGAGGGTGTCGCACGCACAGGAGAGCCGTTTTCGAAGCGGCGCGCGGTTTCCTCTCGCTGAGCCGGTCGCCCAGGGCAGAAGGCTTTGCCCTTGAATCCCATCGGGTGGCTGATATCGACGATGCAGGAGCCGCGTATGTGGATCTGGTATCCGAGCTGGTGAAGGTCGGCGAGGGACTGGCGAATGACTAGCCCTTCACCATCGACCACATCGAATTGGCCTATCTGCCTGGGCTTGCCGCTGGTCTCGGTGGTCATCACGGCTCGCACCACGAACGATCGCGGGGCGTAGGGGTGATTCAGCTCAACAGGAGGAACAGCAGCTTGTTGGCCGCCCAGAAGAGAAATAGAAAGAGGATTGCTCTTATCAGGAGGAACTGCAGGATTCTCAGCAGCAGGCGCAGGAGTGTCCGCAGGGGCTTCAGAAGCGGGGATAGGCTCTGACTTAGTAGCCGTAGAAGGGCCGAAGCTGACTCCACCAAGAGAAAAAACAGCCCCAATAAGAAGGGCCATAAATACCAGGAGAGCCAGAAGCTTAGGCGACCGGAGGAGGCTTTTGCCTGCCTTGGTATCCTGGGCAAGTCCGGTGGCAGTGGACTGGTAGAGTTTGAAGGTGTCGGGCTTGATTTTGCGGAACTCGACAATGGTTCCTTTCTCGGGTGGTCGGTTGAGCTGTGCATCATGCTGCGCCTCTTTGTAGCGGCCGCCGATGCCAATCACGGCCAGGTTCGAATGCTTGTAGGCCATCTCGCAGGTCATGCGGATGTCGTCGCGGATGTAGCTAATGTTCGGGGTGGTCAGGACAATGTCCCAGTTCCAGTGGCGGTGACGAGTCCAGCCATCGAGCCAGGAGATAGGGCGATCTGCCTTTTGGGCTTCCTCGGAGCCACCCGGATAGTCGAAGCGCTCTAGATCCTTTTCGCGCCACGCCTTGGGGAACACCAGCTGGGTTTCGTCGAAGATCAGGAACGCGCCCCGCGGTGCCCACTGAAACCACGTACGCATGCGTTCCATATCATCGAGCTTTTCGAGGTCGAGGTTGATGATGTCGACCGAATCAGGCAGATCAGGCATCACCTGCAGCACCCGCTCCAGGGTGAAGCCGCGCACGTTGGTGATGATCAGCCGGCCCTCTTTGAGCGCCCTAACCGCATCATCCTGAATCGCGCCCGAAGTCTTGTAGGAGCCGTTCGGCCCGTGGTGGATTTTGATCGACATGGTTACCGCCCAATGAACGGCACGAACTTCAGGGCGAAGCGTGTCGAGAGAGCGGAAAAGATGATGTTCAGGGCTTGGGGTATGCCGAAGAACGACAGGGTGCTGGCTACATCGCCGGGCAGGTCGCCATAGCGTTGGCGAACAGCCTCAGCCACGCCGATATCGGCCATAACACCCTGTGCAGCCTCATAGGCGACCTCAAGGGCGATCAGCTGGATCTGAATCCATGAGTACATGGCGGCCTTAGTGAGCAGCACCATGGCATCTTTGACGAAGGCGTATATGCCGACGCTGAGGAAGTCCCACACCCATTGGAAGAATTGGATGATCTGGTCAAGGAAACCACCGAGCCATTCGAACATGTTTAACCTCGCAGGATGATCACAGCAGCGAGCGCAGCCGCACCAAGCAGCAGCGCATAGCGCAGGTAGGAAAGTGGATCGGAGTAATCAGCAAGGCAGAAACGCAAATTGGTGGTCGTTGTACCGAAGGAGATCGGGATGTTCTCGCAGGGGAGCGAGCCGCCGCCTGTGCCCAGGTCGAGGTCGAACACGCCCTTGAAGAGGCTGGAGTACTCGCCTAGCTTTTGGTCGAGATCAGCGCGCACATCGGTGATGCGCTGATCCCACTCGGTGATGCCTTCGGAGAAATCGCCACCTTCGCCTTGCTTGAGGGTGCCTTCTGGGCCGGGTGGTCCATCGCCTTCTTCATCACCTTCGCCCTCTCCATCACCTTCCCCTTTGCCGTCGCCACTACCGCTGCCATCGCCTTTGCCATCGCCGGTGCAGTTAGCGCCGGTGCAGCTGGACGACTCACCACCCTTGGTGCCATCGGCATTGGTAGTGCTGTTGTTGACGTTGGTAGTGGTGTTCGAGCTGCAGGCACCGGCACCGGAGCAGTTCTTTTGCTCGGTGGTTTTGGTGGTCTTCTCGGTTTTGGAGCCATCAGGCTTGGTGGTTGTCTCGGTCTTGGTGGTGGTCGTGGTCTCGTTGGCCTTGGGGCCTTTGTTGGCGGCTACGCACTGCATAACGCCGTTGACGCTGCCAACCGATCCGCCCTTTGCCACACAGCCTTGGTTGTCCACCTCAACCTTGGTTTCGGTACAGGTAGAAACCTGTGAGCCATCGTCCGTAGTGGTGGTGGGTGTGCACTCGCTGTCGGACGACGATTCGGTGGGTGCAGGTGGGCTGTTGTCAGTGCCATCAGACGCGGCGCATTCCTCACCGGAGAACATGCCGGAGACCCACCAGTACGTTTTGGAGATATCACCGGGCTTTTTGTATGTGGTTACTGGCTCAGAAGACGAGGCATCGACAACAACGATGCACTTATCGACGCAGGTTTCCATTTGGCCCATATCGCCACCGAAAGAGTGGGACTGGCCGATCTTGGCTTCACATTCGTTAGCAGGCTCAGGCGTATCACAGTTACCGGTCTGTTCGTTCAATACGGAACCGGGCGTTTCGCAGGTATCACCATTCCTATGGATTGGCACAGTAGATGGGTAATCAGGATATCTTGGATTAACAACAACACAGGCGGTAGTGGTATTGGATACATAGATAGCAACGTTGCCGGGTTGGGATGCATATAAGCGGCAAGAGGCACCCGGAGAGGATGCGTATGTAACAGTTTGGCCTCCGGTAATGTATCTGTATGGCTCGGCATAAGCCGCGCCGGACAAACATACGGAAAAAATAAAAGTAGCTAATGTACAACGAAAAGAAATGTCCATACGCAATAAAAGAAGGGGCTTATTAAGCCCCTTCGACCCCATCAGAAAAACTCGCCGATTCGGAAGCCGGTGATGAATGCACCGGCAATGAAAGCGCCGAGCATTACTGACCAGAGCATGTGGGGTTACGACTTGCGCAGCATGCTGAAAATGACGCCTGCGCAGGCCAGCAGAGCGAGCGCGATAGCGACATAACCGGCAATGGTGCCAGCGCTGGTGGCACCGGAGTTGATCTGAGCTTCAACGCCGCTGGTATCAACCTCAACCAGAGCAAAAGCCGGAGAGGCTGCGACACCTACAAAACCAGCAATGGCAGCATTGCGGGCGAAGCGACGAGCGCGGCCGAAGTTGGAAGCGGTGTTTTTCATCTGGGTTTTCATCAGTTGCATGGGTGTTACCTCATTCTTCGTAGGATTGATGCGACCATTCCACCGGAAAGGCCGATTGCAAAAACCAGGAGCGTTCCGCCAAAACCAACGGCGAAGGCTTCCGGCGAGAAACCACCCGCGACCAGGATGTCTACATATCCAGCGGCCTCGGGCGGAATCAGGTAGGCCTGTTGCCACCCAAGCTGGGTGCAGGTCATGGATGAGTCGGAACTGACCCACTCCATGCACACTTGAACGGCAACGACCGACATTCAGGGCGTCCTTAGTGGGAGAACTGGCCGGCTACTGGAGCCAGACGCACCGCATAGGCGAAGCCATCAGCGTTGCCCCAGGCGTAACCGCCCACGAAGGCCAGTGCAGCGATGAACAGATAGCGGCTCATGGCTCAGTCTCCCCAGCGCTTAGGACTTGGCCGGTTCGGCCGGTTTGTTCGGAGTGGCAGCGGTCGAGGGCTGGCCGGCTGGTGCGGTGCGAGCGGCAGGCTTGTCGTCGACGGCTTCGATGTGCACGGCCAGATTGTTGCCCTTCTGCTTACCGGCCCGAGCGACTTCAAACGTGATGCGCACCTTTTGCAGCGGGTCGAAGTTGGCACCGGCGGCGAACACTTCGTCGGCCACTTCCAGTGGCACGTCCATGCTGACGATGGACAGGCCGTTTTCGGTTTCGCCGTCTGGCTCATCGCCGTAGAACACTTTCACGATCTTTACATCGCTGCCGTTCTGGCTGAATGCGAGTTTCTGAGTGCCCAGGAATGCAACTTCCATAGTCGAACGTGCCATTGGGTGTTTCCTCTTTTTAGTTGCGCGTTAGTGCGCGGTTTTGCCTTTCAGCAGGCCGAGCGATCCCGTGCAGGTGAACTTCACAGTTCAAATCTGCAGGTGCGTTTCGGTATGCCGTGGATTCTTTAAAGCAGGGCTTCGCCCCTCACCCCTTCGGGCTGATCGCAAATGTGCGAGTGGATCTATGGTGGCTGAACAACTCCCACGGAGAGCGAAGAGCGGGCTGGACAATGAAGAGTGTGATTCGAGAACTGCGCTTGCTTCGAGCAATCAGCGGGCGGAGTAGCGTAGCTTTTGACCGAACCCGAGGGACGTAGAAATGCCAGCCGGACAAGCCCGTACATGAAGACTGGGAGCAACAGCACCAGCCCAGCGCCGACCAGAATGAAGGCCATTTCAATGAGCGTCGGGTACTTATCGAACATAAACCACCCCATGAACAACCGGGCCTTGTAGGGCCATTACGATTTCTTGCCATTCCTGAACGTCCCAGCGCTCGGGAATGCCCTTCTTGTTGGCGGCGTCCTGTTGAAGCTGTGCGCGGCCCAGTTGCTGGCTGGCTAACGGCAGCAGCTCAGCGGCTTGGGCGACGGTCAGGACGATGCCGGGCATTACTCAACCACTCCGCAAGCCAGGACGACACGGCCCAACGCATCAGCAAAGGCCTGATCCATAACCTGGGCGATTTCGCCGAGCTGCCAAACGCTCAGGCAGGTGCCAATCGCGATGCCGACAAGAACAGGAATGCTCCAGCTATCGATAACGCGGCCGATCAAACGAGCGTGACGGATGCGGTTAGCCTGCATGGGTCAGTTCTCCGACTCGAACAGATCCCAGCGCGGGACGTAGGGCGTTGGCTTGCCGGTGTCTTGCACAACGTGCCAGTACTTCGGCGGTCGCTGGCTTGGCTTGTGTTTCGCGCAGTACGAAGCAGGGGTAGCGATCAATTGTCCATTTACCGTGGTGACGGTTGCGCGGCGGCACTGGGTGCACTGTGTGAACTGGGAGGGATCTGGTTTTGCCAGTTCGCGTTTCGACCAGCAGACAGAGCAGTCGCAGTCCGGCCTGTGCGGTTGGTGCAGGTACTTGTGCATGAGCAGTCACCTCAGTCATCGCCGTAGTCCCCAGCACAGAACACGGTCTTGCCCCGTTCCATGTCGCGGCGGATGCGGTGCAGGTTGATGACGCGGTGACGGCCAATCTTGGCGGTCGGGACGGTGCCGGATTCGATCCAGCCGCGGACAACATCCTCAGTAATGATGTCGATGCCCAAAAGCTTGGCGAACACGTGCTTTGAGCAAAACGGCGCATCACGCAGGTCGTTGACGCGTTCCGGGTTTCCCTGTGTGTCGAACCCCACTATTCCAGACTGTTCCATGCTTTTGCCCTATAATCCAATCATCAACCAACATTTCACTGAAATAGTTTCAGTGACCTATTGAACTGAATGATAGGCAAAACCCTCTCTCAGTGAAATAGTTTCAGAGAGTATTTTTATACCTTTATGGAATCAATACAGAGCAGGGCTAGATCATTAATAGATAAGGCTGGTTTAGATCGGCTTGTTCGGCATGGCGAGATCAGCCACTCCCGCTGGCAAAGCGTGAGGTACAAGGACATCCGCATGAGCACCGAAGAGCTTGAAGTGCTGCAGGCAGTATTCCCTCAATACCGGCTCTGGCTAATCAGCGGTGAGGTCATGCCGGAATCGGGACAGACAAGCCCCGATTACGACGAAGCAAATCAAAACTTGACCGGTCAAAACGCGGGATAGCGATTACTCAAGAAGCAGCTAGGCGCTGGTACGCCCGAAGGAATGGAGTCCGATCATGAAAACGCTTTTGCTAGCCATTGCGATAACCTCAGCCCCCGCCATAGCTGAGGAGCAGAAATCCACTACTGCGAAAATCACAAGGGCTGCAATAACAGCAGCGGAGCCTGCGGGTCGCGTTCTCCACGAAGCAATCAATGAAATTGTTGCTGGCAGAAATGGAGTATCAAGCAATGAGAGCATCAGTATTAATAGACAAGAGCCACGCCTTCAACAGGCAAGTCGTAGCACCCGAAAAACCATGAAAGAGTGCATTAAGCCGGAAATTTTATTGATGACGATGTAAAAGGCTGTATTGATGGCTCAATATCAAAAGACTGGTAACAAGTGAATTAGGTGTTTCTACAGCAGGGAGCAAGAATGACAGAAATACTTGATTCAAATTCAACCTCAATTAATTACTTAAAATCTTTTTACATAGCAACAAGAGAGGGTCTAGGAGAACTGCTAAGCAGGGCTCTTCAAACAGAAAGCACCGACTGGGCAACTCTACTGACAGATATTATCGCTATCTCAGCAGCCTTAGGTGCGTTAGCACTTCCTATCTCCCTAAGCGTAATAGAAGCGACGAGAAGCAGATACAAAAGCCCTACCCTGCTGTCTATTTACACCGAGATATCGAAGACAGATCCACAAAAAATAAATCGCTTACTATTCGGAACGCTTACTTTCTCGCTAATTCTGAAACTAACAATTTTTTCAAAAATAATAGATTTCTCTTACTTACTACCATTAATTTTTGTTTTAGTAATATTTTTCTCTGTCACAATTTTAAAACTATATCGACACCTAAGATTCACCTACCTATTAATGTCGAACATAAACAACATAAGAGACGACCTTTTAAAAAGGATAGAGAACAGCATTCCTGATGTACCCGCCGAGCCGAACGACACCGCAAAAAATAAAAAACCCAAGCGGAAACGGAAATTAGAAAAATACAGCCCAGAAGTTACTGCGGCCCTGATGGAGATTGAGACATATGATATCTGCTCAACCCCAAGCAAAAGAGATATAGAGAAAAGACTAAGAAATATTCTTTATATTCAGTCGAGCAATGTGTCAGACCCAAGATCAGAAGCGTTTATGCAAGACATACTGGGGGCATTCCCTAGAATGATGGCAGAAACAGAAACATCAAGAGAAATTGACATTTACCAAAGTATCTCGGGACTCTACCTGTACCTAATATCAAAGACAGTAATAGCATCTAGCAAATTCTCGCATCATCTAGATGAGGCAATCAGAATTTCTAGATTTAGAGAGCAATCACTACCCCCATATGGGCAATTTTGCGGTAATGGCCATATATTTTTGAGCTGTTTTTTTATTAAAAAGCCACGCAGAGATTCGTATGCAAAGCTTTTTGATCATTTCAAAAAACTGCTATGGAACGCCCAACATAAGACACCCGAAAATATTCCAAGCATCCTCAGCGGCGCTGATAACCTTCTGCTAGGTACAGGATATGACGAAGATCCATCATATATTTTTCATTACAATATAGACGGGCTTTGGGAATATAAAAAAGGCAGGGATATAACAAATCTAATAAAATCTTGCGTAAATAGAAAAATAACAATAGAAGAGCTTGAACATAAGTTACTAACAGAGATAAAACCAGCAATACACGAATTTACAACACAAAGAACACCTAACATTGATATTGAAAAACTTGAAAAAGACATTACTGACACTATTGATACAATAGTGACGAGCATTGCTTCGAAAGAGATTTCTGACGCTATAGAGATAGAGACCCTTCAAACGCTGGGCCAACTTCTAGAAAAAAACCCTGATGTAATCATAAAATGCAGAGAAAGCAAAAATCCGGCAGGCGCAAAAAGTTTTAACATTGGAAGGCCAATAGTGCCATCATCGTTAAGCGCATGCATTAACGCGCTGATTCAAGAAAAGCATTTCATGCTAAATTTTTCGATTGAGGAAACCTTAGAATTTAAGATTGTTGATGCAATAGGAGTGCTGATAGTTTATGAGCTATGGAAAGATTTCATATTTAGCACACCAATTAGAAAACAAGATGAATATATAAATTCGCTTAGAATACCAGACTGCTCGATTAGAGAATCAAAGTCAGCACACAATAGGGTTGAAATTCTAGAGAAGTCATTTGAAAAGATCTTATCAAACAGAATAGTCTCAGAAAAACTCAACTTACTTGAAGAACAAAAAGAGTTCCTGCGGAGCCTAACCAAGATGCTTTGTGAAGCTCTAAAAGAAAAAACCAGCCAAACCACCCAAAACAAAATTCGAAACAATCCGCTAGATCCTGAACAATTAGATAGATATAGATCTGAAATAGTAAATGGCTGGAAAGATTCGCAGGCATTATTATTGTTTAAGCAAGTGCGCCTATGCAAATGTAAATCCTTCACATTCAAACTCAATAGCCCCCGAGAGAGTTTTTTGGCTGATACAAACGTACATTATGAATTTAATGGAATAGGCCGCAATCTACTAGAAACTTACGTTGCCAACTTGGTGAACAGACTGATGCAAAGAAAAGGGCTGGATCCCTCAACATCAAGCCCATCCCCCTCCGGTTCAATGATATTGCTGAGCCGAACTGCATTAAAAAAACTAGAGAAAGACGGCTACACATACGAAAATGGCAAATTAATCTGGCCTAGCAAAAAGCATGAAGTACCTTTTTATCATATCAACTCAAAAACCAGCCTCTACTACAATGTCTGTAAAGATGAGAAAATTCTTGATGTGAATTTTGGCGATAACACTGAAGGCTATCCGATGACGATAGGCCATAATGACAATAACGAAATCGAAATAGAGACTTTTATACGCTTTAACTTTGACCTAGCAGAAAATCTTAGCCTAGAGACCTAACTTTAGTGACTACATAAGGCTAATTCTCTGGAATAAACTGGGCTGACCCAGTAATTCCGATAGCCAATGATCCGTTTTTGGGACTTTATGGGTTAGTAAGACGGCTAACAGCGGATTACGGCTGCTCTACCCTTTTCTGAGCAGCTGTATAGGCCTCAGAGCGCTCACGCTTACCAACAGCCACAACCGTTATCACCAGCTTGTTATCGACAACTTGATATACAAGACGGTAGCCGGCAGAGCGGAGCTTGATCTTGTAGCAGTCAGTCATGCCACTGAGCTTGTCAGCCTCGATGCGGGGTGAGGTCAGACGCTCTTTGAGCTTTTTGGCAAACTGGAGACGAATGGTGGCATCGAGCTTGTCCCATTCCTTGCGGGCCTTGACGTGAAACTCAAGCTTGAAGCTAGGCACGAATACCCGCCTCTGCTTCGGCGATCAGGTCGTCGATATCTACAGAAACGGTTTCGCCACCCTGGCGAGCACGAACAACTTCGGCCAATCGCAGATCATCAAGCATTTCGAGCATGGCTTGATAGCGAGCGGGAGGTACGGCGTAGAACGCCGGTTCGTTACGATTGAGGATGACCACGGTTTCGCCATGACCTTCACGAATGGTACCCATCGGGTCACGCTTGAGGTCTGTAACGGAGGCGGCTACATCAGCCAACACTGGAAAGGTCATGAGAACACCTCTTGAAGCATCATAAAAAGCACCTTTAAAAGCACTCATAGCGTACGCTGAACCAGTGACTACGAGAAGCCTTTTTTCTGGAAAACACTGTAGCAATGGGGATTCGACACGCCTGGAGCCCCTGTTTTATGGCGCTATGTGGGGGAACGGAGGCAACCTCAGAAGATTCATAATGCTGGGGTCCGGGGTTCAAGTCCCTGCGTAGCCACCAAACAAAACAAGGGTTTACCGAAAGGTAAGCCCTTTTTTGTTTCTGGGGCAGACTACAAACAGACCACCGGGCCTCATGCCTGGGCACGCAGCGGCTCAATCTCGTGCTCAATCTCTTCACCATTGGCGGCAAAAGTCGTTGCTAACGAATAGTCGGTTTGCAGGTTCATCCAGAACTGAGCAGACGTATCAAAATAGCGCCCAAGGCGAATAGCCATATCTGCAGTCACCCCACGTCGCTCACG